TCAAAGAAGGTGTCATTCCGAAAACAGAAAGAAATCGTTATGAGCTAGCGCCAGCAGTCCAAGGTTATATCAGATATCTTCAAGAAAGAATGGCTGGCAATGCCGCAGCACCAGCGGTCATGCATTTGGAGAAGTCTAGGCTAGTTAAGTTACAAGCAGACAAAGCTCAGATTGAGCTAGACCATCTGAATGAGATTTTAGTAAGAACAGAAGACGTAGCTAAGGAATGGGAATCCATTCTGGTAGATATGAAATCAAAGATGCTATCCATCCCTTCTAAGGCAGCACCGCTGCTAAGTGGGCAAACAGAAATCCATATAATTATGGATATGCTGCAAAAGTATGTAGAGGAAGCTCTGTTAGAATTATCAGATTATGGAAAATCCATCAAAAGCGAAGAAGATCTTATTCAATGGGATGAAGATTCTGCGGCCACCGCCGAAATTGACGGTGAGCACATGGGCTGATTCCAAAAGGAAACTAGATAGTCAAACAAGTTCGGAAGCTGGGCAATGGTATACCAGCAGGGCTGAATACCAACGTGGCATCATGGATGCTTGCTCCGACCCGAAGGTCAAAGAAGTCGTTGTCATGGCTGGTGCCCAGTTAGGCAAGTCTGAAGCGTTACTCAACATCATTGGGTATCACATCGATCACGATCCCTGCCCGATTCTGATGCTGCAACCAACTGAGTCTATGGCTCAAGCCTTTAGTAAAGACCGAATTGCTAATGGTCTTTTGCGTGCTACGCCTGTCCTTCAGGGGAAGGTCAAAGATCCACGAGCTAGGGATTCAAACAACACGACACTTCACAAGATCTTTCCTGGCGGCAGCATAAGTCTGGTCGGGGCCAATTCACCATCAGGCTTGGCATCACGTCCTATCAGGGTAATTTTGGCAGATGAAGTCGACAGATTCCCTGCATCTGCTGGATCAGAAGGTGATCCTTTGGGTCTAGCGAGGAAAAGAACTGCAACATTCTGGAACCGCAAGATCATTGCGGTATCTACACCGACGATCAAAGGTGTCTCTAGGATTGAGGACGCATACGAAAAATCAGATATGCGTGAATACTACGTCCCGTGTAAGCATTGCGAACATCAACAGACTTTAGTTTGGGCTAACGTCCGATGGCAAGATAACGACCCTGATACAGCGGCGTATATGTGTGAAGAATGCGGTGCTTTGTGGACAGATGCCGATAGGCGATGGTCTGTTCGTAATGGTCAATGGGTAGCCAAGACCGAGTTTAAGGGTATAGCAGGATTTAAGATTTCTGGATTGTATTCGCCATGGACTCCGTTAGCAGATGGCGTAAGAGAATTCCTATCCGTTAGGAAGAACCCAGAACAGCTAAAGGTATTTTGCAACACCTACTGGGGTCAAAGCTGGGAAGACGCAGGTGAGTCCGTGGATCAGTTCTCATTGTCGGAACGTCGTGAACCTATGGAGTTGGTGCCAGAGGAAGTAGCATTTCTGACTGCTGGGGTGGATACGCAGGATGATCGACTTGAAGTATCGATCATCGGTTGGGGCAGAGACGACCAAAGCTGGGTTATTGATCACAAGATCCTTTACGGCGATCCGTCTACGCCTCAGATGTGGGGATTGCTAGATCAGACATTAGGCCAAGTCTATGAGACAGAAGATGGCCGTCAGATTGTCATCCGAAGCGCTTGCGTGGACTCAGGAGGTCACTTTACCAATTCGGTATATGCTTATTGCAAAAAGAACTATGGCAAACGGTACTTTGCGATCAAAGGTGTTGGCGGTGAAGGAAAACCTATTGCAGGCAAGCCAAGTAAGAACAATTCAATGCGGTGTCCGTTATTCCCGATAGGTGTTGATGCGACGAAAGACTTATTGTTTGCAAGGATGAGAATCAACGAGCCAGGGGCTGGTTATATTCATTTCTCAGACAAGCTAAACGATGAATACTTCCTTCAATTGACGGCTGAAAAGATCATCACAAAGTTTGTCAGAGGCTATAAGAAACGAGTCTTTCAAAAGATAAGGCCACGTAATGAAGCGCTTGACTGTATGGTGTATTCTATGGCCGCATACGCTATACTTAACGTGGATGTCAATACCATTTCGGATAGGATAAAATCTAAACCAGAACCCGAAGTTAAATCGGAACCTATCAGACCACAAAGGCCCTTTATTCCGACGATGAGTAAAGGATTCGTCAACGCATGGCGGTGAGAATGGCCCACACAAATTATTTTGACGAAATTCAAGAAGGTGAACCCAAAACGATCGTTGTTGGGGATTATCTTCAATGGAAGAAAACAGATCTTGCTGAAACATACGACCCGTCACTGTATACCCTTACCTATATCGGAAGGATTGCAGGCGGTGGCAATGAGATCAACATCACTGCGACCAATGGCGGCACCTACTATTTAATACAAGAATCATCAACGACAACTGCGACCTATAACCCTGGTTATTACCATTGGCAGTTAGAGATTTCACGAAATTCTGACGGTGAACGAATCGTCGTAGATCGTGGTCATTCAGAAGTTGTTCCTGACCTAGACATTAACGCTAGTGATCCACGTAGCCATGCAGAGATCATGCTGGATAAAATTCAGTCACTTCTGCAAGGGAAAGCAGATGCCGACGTTTCTAGCTATTCAATTGCTGGTCGAAGCCTGACTAAAATGACTTTCACAGAATTGACCGAAGCTGAGTCCTATTTCGCAGCAAAAGTCACTTCTGAGAAATCTAAACTAGACGCAGAAAACCATAGGCCAACTGCCGCCACGATTAAGGTACGTTTCTGATGGGTTTATTAGATATTTTTACGAAAACGCCTGAAAAGACCAAGCAAATCATCAAAAGAGAATACGCAGCGGTCAATACAGGCCGCCTTTTTGCGGATTTTAACGGTTCTGAACGGTCTGCTGATAGCGAATTACGCAATGCAATCAAGCCGTTAAGGAACAGATCCCGTGATCTGGCGATGAATAACGAGTACGCAAGGCGTTATTTTGAGCTTCTCAAGGTCAATGTAGTCGGTGAAAAAGGCGTATTTTTGCAGTCAAAAGCCCTAGATTCGGTGGGTAATTTAGACCAATCAGGCAATACAGCGGTCGAAAATGCGTTCAAAATGTGGGGTAAGTTCGGAAATCCGACTGTTTGCGGCAAATTGTCATGGATTGACATCCAGAAGCTGGCTGTTGAGCTACTTGCCAAGGATGGCGAGGCATTTTTGGTCATTCACCGTGGCGCTGAGTTCCGAGATTCCATCGCATTGGAGTTTTTGGAAGCAGATCAAGTTGACGAGCAATTAAACAAGAAGTTAGACGGTGGCAACGAGATCCGCATGGGGATTGAGCTTAATAGGTTCAAGAAACCCGTTGCATATCATGTTTTGACCTATCATCCTGGCGATTACGATTACACCACGTCCAAAATGAGCCCAAAGCACGTCAGATTGCCTGCTTCAAGGGTCATTCATCTGTTCAAACAGATTCGTCCTGGGCAGACTAGAGGCGAACCTTGGCTTGCACCAGCCATTCCTGCGATCAAACAGCTAGGCGCATTCCGTGAAGCAGCGGTAATTAACGCTAGAGTCGGTGCGTCTAAGATGGGTTTCTTCAAGACATCAGGCGGTGATGGGTTCTTAGCAGATGATTATGATGGCGTCACACCTATCGTAAATGCTGAACCAGGGACGTTCCATAGCCTTCCGCAAGGCGTTGATTTCCAATCCTTTGAGCCAGCGTTTCCTAGCAACGAATTTGACTCGTTCCACAAGTCTATTTTGCGTGGAATTGCATCAGGATTAGGTGTTTCCTACACGAGTCTGTCAAACGACCTAGAAGCCACGTCTTATTCGTCAATCCGTCAAGGTGCGCTAGAAGAACGAGACTTCTACAAGAACATGACGGCGTTTTTCATCGAGCATTTCATCAGACCTGTATTTGATCAGTGGTTAGACGCTGCAATGCAGATCAACTCGTTCGGAATCCCTTTGGCTCAATACGACAAATTCTCAGTTGCAGCAGAATTCCGTGGTCGTGGCTTCAGTTGGGTAGATCCACAAAAGGAAATGACCGCAGCAGTAACTGGGCTTCAGAACGGCATCCTGTCGTTAGGCCATGTTGCTAGCCAGTATGGAATGGACACAGAAGAGCTTTTATCTCAGATCGCAAGGGATAAAGCCTTGGCTGAACAGTTTGGGATTGAATATGCCATCGAACCTTATGGTGGCAAGCGAGAAGAACCTGTTGTCGAAGATGAAGCAGAACGAGATTTGAACGAAGCACTAGCCGAAAGTCTGAAAAGGGCATTCAGCGTTGAAGATTAACCAAGCGATTGCGTTATTTATAGAACGTCTGCAAAGGCTTGATAATAAGCGACAAGAAGACGTTGATGAGCTTGCGAAAAAGATTGAAAAGGTTCGCAAGTTCAAGCTCATTCCTGGCGATAAAGGGGAACGAGGCGAGACTGGTGAACGTGGCCCGCAAGGTTTCGCTGGTAAAGATGGTTTAGACGGCAGACAAGGCGATCAAGGCCCACGAGGTGCTCCAGGCCCACAAGGGCCGAAAGGAGACAAAGGTGAACGTGGTGAACCAGGGCAACCTGGGGCCAAAGGTGATAAAGGCCCTAAAGGTGATAAAGGTGAAAAAGGCGATCCTGGGCCACAAGGAAAGAAAGGAGCCGATGGAAGATCTGGCCGCATACCAAGGCACAAGATCCAAAACGGAGCCATAGCCTTTGAGCAACGTCCTGGTGAATTTGGTGAATGGATCAAATTCAACATGACCAACCAGTATTATTCTGGTGGTCGTGGTTTAACGTGGACTGATTATGCTACGGGGTTTAGCGTTGAGCCTACATTGTTGGAAACAATCGCAGAAGGCGATGTTTACGAGTATACTTACAACGGCGGGACGAATGCATATCGATTAGTCGGAAATCCTACGGATGCGTTCTATTCAAATTATG